GGAGAGACCGAACGAGTGGGATTCAGTTTCGCCCGTGAAGGTATCTATATCCATAAGGGAGCCGGACGGGGCCAAGGTGGTTTCCGGGGCGGCTCTAAATGGACGGACAAATACGGGAAGCTGAAAAAGACCAACCCGGATTCTTTCTACCTGATGGGAACCGGCAACCGCCAACCGATCCGTTGGTTCGATCCCATCATCGAAAAGAATCTTCCCAAACTGGCAGACATCGTAGCGGACTACGCCGCCGATATGCAAATCGACGCATCACGAATTTTCATAGATAAAGATTAGGATATGGCAGGAGATTTAAACAGGAGCATCAAGATATACTTGGATAACTCCGACGCAATGACTAGCGCATCGGAGTTAGAGACGAAAATCGGGGAACTGGAGAAAAAGCTACTTGATCTCCGGACGGCCGGAGAAGGTAACAGCAAGGCAGCTAAGAAAATAGAACGTGAGTTGACCGCCCAAACCCAGAAGATGCAAAAGTATAAGCAAGAGGTCGCTGATACGGAAAGAGTATTGAAGAACTTGAGTGGAGCCACTTATAAGGAATTGCTAGACGTAAAGGGAAAGATAAGCTCTGAATTAAAGAAAACCACACGTAACACCACCGAATATAACTCAAAACTAGAGATGTTAAAACGGGTTTCCAAAGAAACGGCTTTGGTACAAAAGGAGATGCGTGTGGAAATCGGTTGTCAAGCCTCTAGTTGGGGACGAGCGGCAGATTGGCTAAACAAATATATGGGTATAATCGGATCGGGAGTAGCGGCGATCACCGGTATCACCATGGCTTTCTCTAAGTTCCGGGATGAACGAGATAAACTTGAATCATCTTCCGCTAACCTAAAAGCCTTAACCGGACTGGATGATGAGAACGTAGCAAAACTAGAAAACGCCGCTAAACGTTTATCTACCACCGTCACAAAAGAAGGCGTACGGATCAAGCAAAGCGCCGTAGAGATTGATGACTCCTTCGCTATTATCGGTAGTCAGCGTCCAGAGCTTTTGAAAAACGCAGAGGCCCTTGAGAAAGTCACGCAAGATGCCATTTATCTTTCCATAGCGGGAAAAGATAAACTAGAGCCGGCGGCTAAAGCCCTTACCACGGTCATGAACCAAATGAACCTTGGCGCAGATCAAAGCCGACGTATCATAAATGCCATCGCCGCCGGTAGCCAAGCGGGAGCCGCAAATATCCAATATATCACCGATGCTTTTGAGAAATCCGGTACCACAGCTAATCTAATGAATCTGCAATTAGAACAACACATTGGATTAATTGAAGCTGTAGCCCCAAAATACTCGGAGGCGGCCGTTGCCGGTAATAGCCTTGACAAGGTTCTCTTGAGAATGAAGGAAAAGAATATCGGTTACAAAAATGGCGTGTTTGATCTCTCTTTGGCAATCAACGAGATCGCCGTTCGATTCAAGAAAGGAGAATCAGCAGCCAAGCTATTCGGTGAAGAACATGCAAAAATGGCTGAGATCTTGGTAATGAACAAAGCCGATATCGAACGGTACACGACAGCCGTTACCGATACCAACAAAGCTGTTGAACAAGCACAAACCAACTCTGATACGAACGAGGCCAAGCGTGCCCAAGCAAGAAACAAGATGAACTTGTTAGCAATGGACTTGATGGAAAAACTCAACCCTGCTATTATCGGAGCCATGAACCAAACGGTTCATTGGACTGGAAAACTTGTAGCATTGGCTACGTGGATAAGTGAAAACACAACAGAAATATTGGCAATTATTACTGGACTTACAGCTTATACCATTGCTGTAAAATCATCAATCATCGCAGATCAGCTGAAAGTGATATGGAATGAAAAGATTATAACCTCGATGAAGAGTTTATATGCTACCATGCTTAAGAATCCATATGCGTTAATGGGAGCTGTTGTATTAACTTGGTTACTTTACATGAAAAAAGCTAATCAGGAATTAACGAAAATGGATGCGATACAACGTCGTTTAAACAAGGTTGAGTCAGATGCTGCACAAAATATAACACAACAAAAAACAGAGTTGGAACAATTCCTTCGTTTGGCTCGAGATGAATCTGAAACGAAAGAGCGCCGTTTGTCTGCTATTAAAAAGCTTAATGAGATATCTCCTGAATATTTAGGAAATTTGACCTTGGAAGAGATTGGCACAGATAAAGCAACAACGGCGATTAATAAATATATAGATAGTATATATGAAATGGCTAAAGCTCAGGCAGCTAAAGAACAACTTATCGAGATAGAAAAAGAGAAAATCAGATTAGATACAGACCCGGAGGCTTTTCAAGAGCAGATACCATGGTTAGAACAAATGGAAGTAGGTCTCTTTGGTTTATTCAGTAAGGATAAGGCAGATAAAATGTTGGCTGATATGGTAGCTCGTGGCAGAATAAGGCGTGATAAAACAAAAACATCTTTGGAAGAACAGGCTGAAGCATTGAGAAAGATTATCGCAAGTAATAGTAAGACTGTTAATGAGATATTATCAGGAAATAATTCGACTACCGGAGGAAGTAGTAATAGAACACTGGAAGATACAGAGTTTAAATCGGCTATGGATTTGAAATTGAAAGAAATGGAAACCGCACATGCTTCAGAACTGGCCTTATTGAAAAAGCAAAAGTCGGAGAATGAGCAAACAGAACAGTTTTATAATCTCTCCGTGATTAGCTCTGATGTTGTATATTATCAAAAACGCATTGATAAATTGCAAGAGTTTTTAAAGAAAGCCGGAAGCGATAAGATCAAAGCGGAAATCAATAAGCAGATAGTGGAAGCTCAAACAAAACTACTAGATATTGAAACAAAGCGGGAAAATGAAGTAATCTCGGCACTTCAAGACAACCGGAACAAGCGTCTTAAGATTGAAGAACAATGTTATATAACTCAAAAAACAGAGTTAGAGAAGGCAGTGGCCAAACAAGCTATAACGGAGGAGCAATCGAAGGCTCTTCTCCTTTCCATTGAGACCCATTATGCGGATAAGCGGCTGACGATTCAAAAAGATTATCAGAATGATGTTTTCTCGCTCGAGATAAAGAATGGATCGACTAAGGCAAAAGCCATCGAAGAAGCCAACAATACTGTATTGGATGCAGACCTAAAAGCAGCTCAAGCACGTGCGTCCCAACAAAAAGCATTACAAAACCTATTGAAAGACTTTAAGGGACAATTTAATTTAACCACTGTAGGAGAAGAGACCGAGTTGCAAATAAAAGTCTTAGATTCCGTTTATAAGGCGAAGAAGGAAATGGCTAAAAAAGATGGACTGGATATGACCGAGCTAGATGCCGCTTATGAAAGAGCCAAGACAAACATCGTGAGGCAGGAGGAAGACAAACGTTACCAAATACGTTCACAATATGGGCTAGTGTCCATGAAAGAACAGTATGAGAAAGATATGAAAACGCTCAAGGAGCAATACCGACAAGGTTTACTTAATGAGAAAGAATATCAACAAGCGAAACTAAAGATCAAGACCGATTACCTAAAAAAGAGTGTTGACACATATTCCAATATGTTCTCAGGAACAATATCTGCTTTGCAAGAGGCTGAGATCGCAAATATAGATGCCAAATATGATCTTGAGATACAAAGAGCCGGTGATAATGCAGATGAAGTCACTCGTTTGGAGAAGGAGAAAGAGACGAAAAAACTAGAGATACAAAAGAAATACGCAGATGTACAATTCGCCATCAAGGTATCCGAGATTATAGCGAACACCGCTGTGGCCATCATGCAGGCATTTGCCCAATTAGGACCAATCGGAGGCGCTATAGCGGCGGCTATGCTCACCGTTACCGGGGCGGCACAAATAGCGATAGCTAATGCGGAAAGAAAAAAGATCAAGAATATGACTTCTGGAGGAAATTCTTCCTCCGGTTCCTCTTCCGGAGCTCGTGTGGCATCTACATCAGGATACTACAACGGAGGATTCACCGGCAACGGTGGTATACTTGAAGTGGCTGGTCCCGTACATCGAGAAGAATACGTTACACCGGCATGGCAATTACAAGATCCGGTTTCCATGAACCATATCCTAGCCTTGGATGCCATCCGAAGACAAAGAACAAGCACAAATCCTCTTCCCGTCAACGGATTCGCCAACGGTGGATACAATGGACGCTCGGATGAAGAAAATGTAATGGTTTCAAGTAATAATCCGGAATTACTCAAAGTACTCACACAGCTACTTATGCTATTTTCCGAACTAAGAGCAAAAGGCATGAGGGCCTATATCGTTTACAGCGATATCGAGGCCGCTCAAAAGACTCTGAATAAATCCAAAAAGATAGGAGGCAAATAAGATGGATATCATTCACGAATCCGGCAAGGCTTACGACCTAGGAGACATCCAATTGGCCTTATCCCGGATGAACCCGTTCTTTAACGATTACGGAGAGCAGAGCTTACCGGTAACACTCCCTCCCACGGACAGGAATAGGGAACTACTCATCTATCCGGATAACATGGCCGGGATCAGCAAGGCCTCGCAGCGGATCAACGCCATGATCCAACACGGGGTATTCTCCATTCCCTGCCGTCAAGCCATCCTGTCGGCGAACCGGAAAACCGGGATCGAGACCAGCTTCTACCTCAATACCGGAGCGTTCTACGAGAAAATCAAGGATGTACCGTTATCCACGGTCTTTGAGGACAAGGTTATCAAGTTCGCGTCTGTCAGCGAGGCGATATCCTTCTGCCGGAACCTGTTCATTACACATGACGACCGATTCGCCTTGTTCCCGGCCATCCTAGAGTCCGGTTCTTTAAACGCCACCGGTGATCCGGGACCGGACGGATATCCCCGTCTTTACAACGACGTGGAGCGGACGGAGGTAGTCGATGAGAAAACGATCCGGTTGGCTCCGGGATTCTACATATCCCCCTTCATCCGTGGATTGCATCTATTGGAGGAGATATTCGCCTATCTCGGCTACACCTTGGAGGACTCCTTCTTTTCCCGCACCACCCCATTCAAGGACATGGTCTTTCTGAACAACACGATCGATACGATCGTAAGGGGTGAGATCCGATACTCCCAGATCGTCCCGGACTGCATGATCAAGACGATACTGGACGTATACCGGTATAAATTCTGCTGCGAGTTCATCCCGGACGAGACCCGCAAGACCATCTGTATCGTGCTATTCGATGAGAACCTGAACGAGACACCCTCCTGCGACCTCACGGATCGCGTAGCCGGTAAATACACAGTCAACCATCCCTCGAGCTTCAAGCAGTTAAAGCTTACCTGTGACCGGCTCACGCCGCCGGAAGAGAAACAGGAGAGCGAGCGCCCGATGCCAACGACGGGAAGAGCCACGGGGAACGAGAACGAGGAGTTCAGTACCTTGGTAGACCTATTAAAGAAATACCCGGACGTGGAGTATAACCAGATATCGGGTGAGTTTGTCCGGAGAGGTTACAAGGGGATCACGCCGGTCACGCAACGGATAGGTCTGGTCACGATGGATTATTACGCCGGCGGGACACTGGAGACGGAGAGCAAGGAATCCCCGGACGTGCTACCGGCGATGGTCTATACACCTGCTTTTGGCAGCGGAGGAGCCGGGGCCATCCCGCATCTCGGGATTTATATAGGGACCGGAAGATCGTTGAACTCCTCCATCATCATGGATTCCGTGAATGACTCCACGTCTGAGGTGGTAGGCGAGGCGGAAGATAACGAGGAGTTGAAACCCATGCCGGCGTTCGTATTCCATGCCGGGAAACTGGACTACGGAACGATCCTCAATCATGACGCCGAGGGAAACAAGCTCTGGAACTATACGCTCGCCTACCACGGCCCGGACGGGCTTTTCGAACGGTTCTGGAGGAATTACGATTCCCTGCTCCGGAACTCTCTGCTCGAGATAAAAGCGAGCATGCTTCTCAGTGACATCCAAAAGGTATCGCTCTCCGAGTACAGGAAGGTGACGATCGAGGGACAGGAGCTGCTTCCCTCCGCCATACAATATAGCCCGGGTTCCCGGGAACCCTTGGAATCCACGTTCCTTACCACAAGGCTTTACGAGCCGGTATCCACGGCCATGGCCGAGACGGAGCGGTTCGCCACCCATGTATCCAAGTATAAATGGAAGGTCAACTACTCCCGGTCCAACGCCAGCGACAGCGTGAAAAGGAGATGGGTGTTCAAGGAGGAACCCGTGACCATATACTACGCCCCGCCCAGCGCATACCAATACGTGCAGGGCGGGAAATACCATCAAGCCACTTATCCCGTGCAATTCTATAGCCGTGGCTCCGCATCCGGGCCGACCGATCCGGAGGACGGTACCCTGACCGTGTGGCTCGAGCCCGTGACCCGGTAACTGTCCTTTATCGGACCATCCGACAGCCATACTTTTGGGGGTAAAATAATCGCAAATGGCAACGATCATAGATAAACCAGACGCTCTGAGCCTGTCCGGGAACATGAGGAGATTTGTATTGGGGGCAAAAGAGGCCGTCTCTTTCATCTTGAAGAAAGGAACGGCCACCTTGCTCGAGCAAAGCTACGAGCCCGGCCCGGACAAGATGGTCACGATCGACGTGAGAGAGGTGGTGGAAAGCCAATTGAGCTATACTTTGGACACGGCCCAAGAGATCTATTCCCAAAATACCATATTCGCCGATTTCACGGCCACGATAGACGGGACCTCCCACTCGTTCCGGGCGATCCGGTGCGGGATAGCGGATCTGGCGGACACGCCGGGAAACTGGTTGAAGTCCCACTTCCTCACGTGGCAGCCAAAGATCAAGGAGGTGACCTATTACTCACCGGAGTGGTTGACCTACTACGCCATATCGGACTGCACGGTAAAGGCCAAGGCCACGTTCCCGGACAAATCTTCGAGCACGACCTCCTTGAAGGGAATGACCGCCGGCGAGTGCGTGACACTCAATCTCCAATACGCGATCGTAGCCAAGCTATTCGGGAACAAGTACCCCAGCTATCTCGAGGTTTACGCCGAGGCCGGCGGAGCGAGACTGAGCGTATCGCAATTCTATAAATTCACGGATATCCATTCCGAGGACGAGCAATGGTTCCTTTTCGAGAACAGTCTGGGCGGTATGGACACCTTCCGTGCCCATGGGGTGAACCGTCTGCAGGCAGAGCATGGCCACCTGATAGCGGAACTGGGCGAGAACCTGTCCGAGTATGACGTGGAGACCGATCGTAAGTTCGTTAAGAACACGGGATTCCTCGATGATTACTCCCGCCGTTGGTTGCTGGATTTTTTCCCCAGCCGGGCCAAATATATATACGAGGCGTCCATGATCCGGAGAATAATCGTCACCGAGAGCGACGCCACCTACACCTCCAACGATCTCCCGAGCTCCTATACGTTCACGTACCGACTCTCGGAGATCTCGAGATACCTGAACCTTATCCGTAACGAGAAAGAGCTTCCGGATAATCTAACGGTTCCAAACCTCTCCTCGCCGGATTTTATTTTTCCCCCTCGCTTAGCTGA